AGGCTAGGCAGCGCGAGAACTTGGCCGGCGAGCGCTCGGTCAGGTGCTTCTCGAACTGCGCCCAGTTCTTGGTGTACCGGTTCCAGTCCTCGGCCTGGTGGCCGGGCGTCAGGGTGTCCGCGAGAGCGTGGCTCTCGGCCGTGGTGTAGGTGACGATGAGCACCTCGGCCTTGGGCAGCGATGCGTTCGCGGGGTAGGTCACGGTCGACGGTCTGGGCGCAAGTCCGTCAGGCCAGGGGAGCGAGTGCAGGTACGCGCCGACCGGCTTGGGAGCCGTGATGCGCTCGAGGACCAGGTCATCCAATGCAGAAACTCCCGATACAGAGGACTGGCGTCGGCAGCGGCTTGGGGCTCGGCGTGGCCGTTGGCTCACCCGAAGGACTGGCGCGGCTCTCACTGGGCGCGGGCGTCGCTGTGGAGTTACTGCCCGATGCCCTAGGCACGGTCAGCGGAGGCGGGCACGGCACTTCAAGCGCCTTGCAGTAGCGATCCAGCACGGCATCAATCGCTAGAACCCGATGCTGGAGATCCTGGATGGTCTCGCCGTCCCGGAGTATCTCGGCCTTGTGGAGCTCGATCAGTTGGTGGTTGGCGCGCGCCAACTCCACGCCATAATCGGACACAGCAATTGACTGACCGAACAACAAGCCTATGGCCAGGAGCGAGCAAGCGAAGGCGACAGCGGCGATCCGGAAAGTTAGGCGATCATGCCTGACGGCACCCTTAAGATCCGGCACGTCGAGCCCTCGAAGCAGGCTTCTGGATGTTGTTTGAGAGAGCCTTTGTTAGTGCCCCAATGGCTTCCATCAACTCGCTGTGATGACTACTCGACAGCTTGGCCAGTTCCGCGACCGCAGCCTTCTGGGTTACCTGCTCGCGGAGGACGGTGAGCTGGCCGGCCTGCTCTTGGTTCTGGGCCTTTAGCTCGGTGATCTGCTCTGTCTGGAGATCGACTGTCTGCTTGAGGACCTTGTTGTTGGTCTCCAGCTGCGCGATCGTCGCTTGGCCGAGACTCCCTCGGAAGTACGAAACGGCGCCGCCCAGGACGCCGAGAATGGCCAGCGCGTAAAAGATCAGTGAAACGTAGCTAGGAGATGAGCCTAGCGACGGCGCGACCGTCGTTAGAAGCATGAAATCTCCAAAGTGCATAGCTCCGGATAACGGGAAATATCGTGAGACTGGGCGGCAACATCAAGAGCGGCGCGAGCAACACATCCCCCTTCACGCTGGCCGCCGGGTACCGCCCGGCGGCGCAGGTCTATCTCACCAGCGCGTCAGACGTGAGCAACGCGCCGAATGTAGCCCAAGTCTCCATCACCACAGCCGGGGTGGCAAACGCGATCGCCGCCTCTGGCTGGTCAGTGGTGGTGCTCGATGGGATGACCTTCACGGTCGACTAATCGACTGTGTACGTGGCTCCGTCGAGGTTCACGCCCGTTCCCGCGCTGTAGAAGGCTGCCGTGACGCCGGCGGTGGAGACGGTGAACGATGCGCTGCCGGCCGCTCCGTAGGGGTTGACCGTCATGGCCACGGCAGCTAGAGGGCGGTACCCAACTGGGAGCGCGGTACAGGGCGCGGACCCGCTCGCACCTGTCTTGATAGACCCCCCCAGCCTCACGATATTCCCCGTTATCCGGTACCCAGCGACAGTGCCGGCAGCCCCAGGTCCACTATTGCTGACCCAGGAGTTGGAGTAGGAGAAGGCCAGCCATCCGGAATCCTGGGCACCCCCGATGATGTGCCAGTTGGTGCCGTCCGCCATCAGCTCGACGTTGGCGCCGAGTGCGCTCACCGGGATGGACGAGGCGCCCCCGGATCCGCAACCTGGCCCAAGGATGACGCCCGAACTGGCGGTGATCGTGTTGCCGCCTGCTCCGGAGTCCACCTTCTTGAAGGCGATGCAGATCCCGGCCGTGGGGGAGGGGAGGTCGAATGTGAAGTTCGACGACCCGTTGGTGATCAGGTAGAGGGTGCCGGCCACGCACGGGTTGACCCCGGCAGCGACAGCATCTGGATAGGTCACCATGTCCGCCAGCTGGTCCAGCTCGGTCCCAGTGAGGACCTGGCCGTTGGTGAAGGAGGGAGCGGCCATTCAGACTCCTAGTACGCGAGCTCTGACGTCCCCAGGACCCCGTAGACCGGGCTTCCGAGGACGAAGTAATTGAGGTCTTCCGCCGAGCCGAACGAGAGGTTCATGCGATAGGTCGAACCCGAGACATCGAAGTCCCAGCCGATCTGGTCGATGTAGGAGAGGAGCTCGATCGTGGTCGGGCTGCCGGATCCGGGGGGAGTGCGCTTGACGACGCATACCTGCGGGATGTCCAGCGCCGCCAGCTGCTGCAGCTGCGCGATGTCCATCCCGGTCAACTCCAAGGTCAGCGCGTCGAATCGCACCTCGGGCTGGCAGTAGAGCGAGAGGACCCAGTTGCAGAGCGCGAGCACGTCCGCGTCGGAGTTGTTCTCGATCGACGGGAGCTGCAAGGCCCGCAGGAGGTAAGCCTCCTGGCTCTCGGCGTTGTTGGCGATCTGGGTGATCGGCTCGTCGTCGGAGTCGAGCTGGTCGCTGTTCCTAGTCCCCTGGACCTGGTTGTAGAGGAGCAGCACGGCCGAGACGAGGCTGATTCCGAAGTAACCGAACGCCCCCTCCTCGATGTCCGCGGCGAGGTCGGAGAAGGTCGCGTAGACGGTGCCAGCGGCCAGCTGGCGGATGATCGCGTACCGATCAAGGAAGGTGAGAGTGCCTGTCCGGTCGACGAAGAGGAATCCCCACTCGGAGTCAGCGACCGTCTGCAGGTCGTCGAGGGCGACGTCGCCGTCGGATCCGGCAGAGTTGGCGCCGAACAGATTGGCTTGGAGCAGGGTGTTCCCGGCCGCGATGTTCATGTCCGCCGGGAAGCCGGGGACGTTGTCGTTGATCAGGTCGAGGATCCGCTGGCCGGTCAGCTCCTCTGATGCGGTCCAGTTGTTGATGTAGGCGTTGGCCAGGATGCAGAAGGCGTCCTGGGCCTTGACGGGGACCGTCGCCGTGCTCGGCTTCTCATAGCCGGGGTTGTAGTCGCTGACGTAACCGCCGAAGACCTGGATCCCGCCGACGTAGATGTTGACCGGGGCCCGCGGCACAATGCCCGGGTAGTAGGGCGAGTCAATATTCAGCGGGTCGAAGCGGCGGTCCTCGTTGCGGAGCGAGAAGCTCGCCGATCCAGTCGTGTACTGATCGGTCTCCCGCGAGCGGCCGCGAGATACCGAGATCTGTCCGCTGCACCACTGGGTGACATCGACCCAGTCGGTGCCGCCGAGGGTGTACGTGGCGCTTCCGAGCACTCCCTTGACCGGGTCGCCGAGCACAAAGTTGTTGCCGTTCGGCGTCGAGGGGAAGCCGATCTCCACCGCGACGATGCCGACCGCCTGGGTCCACTCAATGAGGGCCCACTGCGAGACCACCCCGAGGTTGGTCGTGGCCTGGACGTAAGCGATGAAGTTGCCGAAGTTCGGCACGCCAACAGGAGCGGCCGACCGAGCGGATCCGGCGAGGGCTCCGCTGTTCCAGATGTTCGGACCGCTGCCCGGGGAGAAGCCGCCGGCCGCCACCTGCGCGGCCGAGTAGATGATGACCTGGGTCGAGGCGATCGTCTGCCCGGTCGGGACTGTGACCGTCCACTCGACGGTGGGATTCGCCTCGGTGTTTGCACCAGATGGCGCAGTGACCGTGACTGTCGGGGTCGGAACGACGCCCTGGCCAGTGAGCGCCAGGTGCCCGGTGCCGCTCGCGGTGACAATGACCTGCTCGAAGCTCTGGTCCGGCCCGTAGCTGGTGCCGACCTCGTTGCTGGCACAGGCTCGGAAGTGGTAGAGCGTGTTGGGCGAGAGCCCGGTGATGGCTTGGCTGAAGTCCGCATCGGACGTCCCGCTGCCTAGATCCTGGTTAGCGGTGGTGTTGCCGTAGCTCTCGGTTGTCCCCCACTCGAAGAAGCCCTGGGTGTCAAGGCCGTTCGGGACCGCATCCCCCTCAAGGGTGGCAGTCGTGCCGGTGACGCTCGTGGCCGGGTCGGTATTGACCGTGGGAGCGTCGGCCGGGGTGAAGGTGATGGTCGCGCCGATGGCACCGGCTTGAGTCCCCGGGGAGAGGGTTGTGGGAGAGCTCGACTCCGTGCTCTGGACGTACTCGGTGCCGTAGCCGGCGCAGCTCCAGACCACCGAGTCAGCGGGCTTGCGCCACCAGCCGATGTAGATCGGCGTGCCGGCAGCGACGAATACCCCATCACCGGTGTCGGTGTTCCAGTCCTGAGAGCCGACACCTTCCGAGGCCGCTGGGATCGTGACCCCGTTGCCCTCAAAGAGCAGCGCACCATCGCCGGCCCAGACGCAGCCCACGCCAGGGACCGTGCCGCCATACCCTCCCGCGTAGAAGTTGACGGCGGTGATGTAGCCGTCCTCGGGCATCTCCCCGAGGAATGCGACCTGCGTTTGGGTGTTCTCTTCACTCAGGTACCAGTCGCTGAAGGTCGGCTGGGACCCGTACGTGGCCACCCGAGGTTACCCCGTCGTGCGGATCGGCACGCTTCCGTGGGATTGCATGTAGAGCTTGAGGGCGTTTACAACCGCCTGGCCGTCATTCGAGGTGACGTTGATGTTCACCTGGGAACCCCCGCCACCTGCTGCAGCTACCTGCTGCTGCTGGTTGACCACGACCTCACCCGCATGGAGATATGCCAGGCCATCGCCGGTCACCATCCCGCCCGTGGCGAGCGTGGGGATCTTGGGCAGCGAGAACTTGTCTCCACCAATCATGGGCACCCACCCGGGGATGGAGAAGCTGAGCTTCCCCAGGGTGTTGTTCCAGAGCGTGGCCACCAGGTTGAATGCGTCCCGGAAGGGCGATGTGATGGCGCTCGCCAGCGTCCCAAAGGCATTCTTGATGGTATTGGGGAGGCTGATGAAGAAGTTCACGATGGGGTCGACCAGCCCGGTCTTGATGCTTGTCCAAACACCCTGAGCTGTGGCCACGATCGCTCCCCAGACCTGGTTCCAGTGGGTCACCAGGAGAATGATTCCAGCCACCAGGAGCGCCACGCCGGCGACGATCGCCACGATAGGCCAGGTAAGTCCGAGGGTCGCCGCCGCGGCAGCGATCGTGTTGACGGTATAGGCCGCCATCGCCACCACGAGCGCTCCACCGATCACTCCGGCGAGCGCTCCTAGCACCCACATGTGCCCAGTGAGAAATCCCATGAATTTCTCCATCGGGGGAAGGAGGACCTCGCCAACCTTGACGCCGACATCTTCCACGTCCTTGCCGATGATCTTGAACTGGTCGCCCATGTTGTCCATGGCTTTGCTGGCAGCCGCGGCGGTGGAGTTGTGCTTCGCGATCGCTGCAGCCGACTTCTCATAGGCAGCTGGCCCTGCCTCGATCGTCGTGAGCATCTTCTGAGCCGCCGTCGTGCCGAAGACCTGGCCCACGGTGGCCAAGGCCTGGGCCTGGCTCATCCCCTGGATCTTGGTGTGCAGCTGGGTGATCACCGAGGCCATGCCGACAAACTTGCCCTTGGCGTTGTCGACCGTGATCCCCATCGTGGCGAGCTTGGTCTGAGCCGTCTGCACGGCAGCACCAGCCGAGGCGAACTGACTAGCCAGGTTGTACTGGGTCTCACCCAACCCCTGGGCGGCGGCGTCGAAGGTCGTGTAAGACATTGCCCCCGACTGGTACTGACTGACCAGGCTCTGGAGCTGAGGCGACATCTCTTTGTAGATGGCGCTCTGCTGCTGCTGGGCCTGGGTCACACCCACCGACGCCTTCATCAAGGTCGCCATGGCGGTTGATGCAGCAGACAGTCCCTGGCGCCCTGACTCACCGTGCTTTGCTAGGTCCTCGAGCAGCGCACCAACCTGGGCCAGGGGGGGCGTGGCGACGCCCAGCTGAGAATGCAGTTTGGTCACAGCCTTGGTGACCGCCTCCAGTCCGGCACCGGTCTCCTTGCCGGCGTTGTACAGGATGTTCGAGGCGTTGGTGGCCCCGGCCGCCTTGATGCCGTAGAGCTGCATGGTCGTGCCCAGCGAGCTCGCCGTCGTGTTCAGGTCCTCGCCCGTCGCTTCTGCCAGGTCCATCGCGGCCTTCATCACGCTGGTCGCCTGCCCGGCATTGAGCGCCTTCCCTTGCACCGTGGCCAGCTGGGCCGCGACACCCGCGTAGGCCTGGGCAACCTGTGTCCCCGAGTAGATCGTCCCCTGAGCGCTGTTGAGGAAACTGTCTCCGATCGTCTTGGCCGCCTTCTGCGAGATCCCGGCGTTGGCCGCAATCGAGTTGGTCGCCTTGTCGAACTCGTCGGCGAGATGCATGGACTCTGCCGCCGCTCCAGCTGCCGCGACCGCGACGCCGATTAGCGCTACCTTGCCGACCGACGAGAGCGCGGATCCGAACTTCTGGCCCTTGGTGTCAGCCTCCTCGAGGTTCTGGCCCATCTTGGTTACGGAGCCAGAGAAGGGAAGGCCCCAGTTGGCCATGGAGTTACCGAGACGCTCGAAGACGTTCCCCGTCTTGGCTGCGGTCTCGCCCATGACCGCCGAGGAGTCCGCGGCAACGGCGTCCGACTCTTCAGCCAGCGCCCCGATATTCCGCATGGCTGCCGCGGTGTCGGCGGTCACCATGACGCGCACGAGGCGATCGGCCATTGTTAGACCTCCAGGGCCACGTCGAAGGCCTCGCCAACTGCTTCGTCGACCAAGGCCTCAATCACTTCGGCTTTGTCCTTCAGTGCCGGCAGCAGGAACGGATGGCCGATCTGAGTCACCCAGACGTCCTTGTTCCCGAACACTGGGTGACGCCAGGCGACACCCGACCCCCTGTTTCCCTTTTTACCCATCTCCTCTAGGCCCGAGAGGGGAGCCTTGGTCGCCACGACGGAGACCGACAACGTGGACATCCGCACCTTGATGGAGGGCGGAATGGTCTCGGAGAAGGAGGCGTGCTCTTTCGCAGAGTCGGCGACGAGCTGCCCAATGCCACGCAAGCGCAGCTTCAGGCCCGCAAAGAGTTCAGGCTCGACACGGCGGAATCCACGAGCCAGGCTATGAAAATCGGCCAGGTCGATCGTTAGGCCGCCACTGCGTACCGTCGCTGTGTTGGCCACTCATCGCCTCCCGTAGATGTCGTCCACGTTGATGAATACGTACGCCAGCATCAGGTCCGTGAGCGCCGGGTCGAGCAGGGTTTGAGGCGGAATCCCTGTGATCGCGCTCAGTCGCGCGATTGAGAAGCCGACGCTCTTTCGGTCAAAGGGAGGTCTTCCTCCCAGTCCTCCACCGTGTCCAGGTCGGCGAGCCAGTGCTCGTAAGTGCCCTGGTAACCGGCATAGAGGCGCTCACACTCGTAGGCGAGCCACGTCACTCGGGACGCAGGCAGATCTCCGATCGCCTTGCCCATCGAGGTCTTGAATTTCTCTTCAAAGTTCACCATGGCCAGCGCGCGGCATGGCACTTCAACGACGGTTCCGCCGATCTTGTGGATGAAGAACCCCGTCCTCTTTGGACGCTCTCGACGCCGGTCCTTGCCCGACCGCCGGTCCTTGCCCGGCTCTCCCTCCCAGCCCTCGACACCTGGCATCAGACAGTGCCCGAGGTGAGCTTGGTCACTCCGCCAGAGACGGGCCAACTGACCGAGCTCTTCGCCAGGTCGCCGACCTTGCCGTTGATGGGATGCCAGCTGTTGATGAGCGCCGAGAACAAGTAGCCCGGGTTGGTCGACGACATCGTCCCCGAGACGGGCACGATTGCGACGGCCACGGTCGTGCCGAGCAGGGGATAGATGGTTGCCTCAACCGCGGAGAGCGCCCAGTCTTGCTGGAAATCGAGGGTGACCTTGTGGTCGCCAAGCCCCGCCTGGCGAGTCTTGGACCCGCTGCCGAATGCGGTCGTGTCAGTGTCGGCGTAGGCCTCTTCCAGGTCCACGGTGTCAACCCAGGCGCTGAGGTCAACGGAGTTGACCACCACCTGGACTGCGATCAGGTTCATCTTAGCCATTGGGTTTCGGCTCCTTGTCCTTCGCCGGTGGGTCCGGCTCTTCCGCTAGATGCCCGGCCTCGATGAGGGCGGGAACGTTCAGGCCTTGCAGGTCCTCGGGGGCGACCAGCTCGCCCTTGGGCTTGACGAAATTCGCCGATAGGACGCGGTATTTCATGCGATAACTTCCACCTTGAACGGCACCATCAGATAGACCGCACCCGAGGTTCCGATGTTGAGTCCCGCAGGAGGACCCGATTCGACGCACACGCAGTCCTGCACCACGCCTCCTAGCGACCGTGCCAGGCTCTCGTCCTTGGTCTCCACCGCAGAGGCGATCGACGAAGGCCCCTCCGCGGACATGTAGGCCTCCATGGCCAGGAGCGCGGCGCGATCGCTCGCCCGGGCCAGGATCAGATGCACGTCGAACGAGTGGGGGACATTGCCGCGACCCATGGCCGCGTGGTACTCAACCTTGCTGATTCCAACCAGCAAGACGGGCGGGTTCACCGGGTCCCTCAGCTCCGTGAGATAGCGGATCGGTTTACCCGCCGGGGTTTGGCAATTGGCCGAGATGGTCTGTCCGATCGCCGTCGCGATTGCGGTCACCGTCGCAGTCAAAAGACTGGCACCTCGTCGCGCCCGTAGGGAATCAGCAGCCGTTCTGCCGTGGGGTGCATGGTCGGCCGGAGTCGAAGGACGCCTGACTCGCCGAAGGCGGTGGCGCCGAAGGGCACGTCGCCGGCCTTAAGGAGCGAGATGGTCTCGTAGATGCAGGCTCGCTTGACCGGAACCGGCACGTAGTCCCAGCCCCACTGGGCGGTGATCTTGACCAGGGCCTGGACGTAGGGCCGGGGATACGCGATGCCACCCCAGATCGGGTTGTACTGGGAAGCCACCATCTGGTAGCGCTCCCAGGGCCACCGCTGGCCATTGAGCCTGCCGTTCAGCGGCTCGAGCTGGAAGTCTCCACCGGTCAGGGAGCCGTCCTCGTTCTGGGTTGGGTTCTCGAGGACCGTGGAGAAAGTGCCGTCGCCGGCCATGTCCAGGGCGATCTCGAGGCCGTTGAGCGTCATCACGTCCTCGGGGAAGAGGACCTCCCAGGAGTTGAGAGCGGTCATGATGTGGGCGTAGACGGTCGAGGTCTGCCAGAAATGCCTCCCGCAGTACTGCTCGATCTCTCGACTTGCCGCCTCGATGCACATCGAGAGCTGGTAGTCGTCGCTGGTGTCATCGACGCTCATCGCCGTCTTGACGTCGGTAAGCGAGCACAACGGGTGCGGGATGTTGTAGCTCAAGGGGCGCTCCTAGAAGGGGAGTTCGTCGAGCGTGAACTGGTCCTGTCCGTTGGCCTGGCAAGCTCCAGTGCCGGCCGCCTCCCACAGGACATCGCCGACAGCCATTCCGGTCGTGTCCAGGTCGCCGGTGTAGACGCCGGTCGAGACCTGCGTTACGTCCTCGAGCGCCGTGACCGTGGTGGTCCCGGCCGGCGAGTACTCGATGGTGACGGCGCCTGGATCCACTAGGTTGTTTTGGAGGTCGTAGAAGGTCGCGGTGAGCGGGATCAGCGAGCCGACCGTGTACTTGGACTGCGGGGTCGAGAGGACCACGTAGCCCGGCGTTGCGGTCATGCGGCCTCCAGGAGGATGTCGCCGGTCGGGAAGTTGATCTCAGCGCCACCGGGCACGACGATCGTGCTGGTGAGTGATCCACCGCGCTGGTACGTGCCTCCGGACGACGCTGTCCAGATGCCGAAGTAGGGGTACGTCCCGCCCACGGCCGAGGCCCAGGTCTGAGCATCGGTCGATGCCTGGCTACCGCCGGAGGAAGAGCCGAACTTGATCAGCTGTCTTCCCTCGGAGCCCTCGTTGGCGCCCGTCTGGCCGGGATCGGCCTTGTGGAGGCTCATGTAGTACGAGGTGCCCGAGACGATGATCGCGTTCTGGGCAGCGTCCAGCGCCGCCGATGAGACGTCGCTCACCGAGCCAGGACCAGCTGCGGCCGCTTCTCCGGATGCCGACGCTGGTCACGGTTGGGTCCACCGGCGAACCGGGCCAGGCGGGACTGGAAGAGCTTGCCATCCTCGACGGTGTGCGCCTGGCCGAGCTGGTAGACCTCGTCCATCTCGGACTTGCCAACCATCGGGTGGAGGTGCTCGACCTCGGAGGCCAGAGCAGCCTGAAAGACTCCGCGCTGCACGGCTACCTTGCAGATCTCGTCGTCGACGTACCAGTGCCGGTAACCCTCGTGGCAGACCACGCCCGGGCCGTCCCATGAGGAGCCGAGTTCGTCGACGTAAGCCCGGGAGATCATCGGATGGGTGGCGTGCTCGCCGCGCATCACCCGCGCATTGGCCAGGTCGTTCGTCCCGACCACCATCGCGTTGTAGCGGCGAGCGATGTCCTGGGCGTGGTCGAGCCACCCGGGCCGGAAGCGGACGTCGTCACCGACCAGGAGCACCCACGGGGCGGCCTCGATCGGAGGCGTGGCCAGGTAGCGGAAGGCATGGTTCACCTTCTCAGAGAAGGTCCCGGCGTGAGGGATCAGCCGGCCGCCGCGGCTCCGGACCTCCTCGGCTTCCTCGTCGTCATCGGGCTCGGTGACGAACCAGGCTCTAGCGAGTCCGGTCGATGCGCGAAGCGACTCCATGAGTGGCTTCACGTTCTGCGGCCGGTGGAGCACTGGCACGATCACGTCCACTTCTTCGGTCGCGGGCGGGGCGAAGAAGCTCTGCCAGTAGTCCTCCTCGGCCAGCCAGCGATGCTTGAAGTGGGTCGTCCTGATCCCGGTGTGGATGTGGAGCGGGATCTCGAGCTGCCGGCAGCGGTCGAAGAAGGAGATGTCCTCGCCCTGCATCTCGCCGCCGGCGTCCGGAATCCTCGTGAACCACTGGTCGCCATCTCTCGTCTGGATCCGCTCCAGCACAGACCGGTGGATTACCAGCACCGCGCCCCCTGTGGCCCCGGCCTGAATCAGCGTGTTCACCGGGTAGTGCAGCCGGCCGATGAATCGGTAGCTGCCGTCGTCCTTCTGGGGATGCGGGCGCCAGTCGAAGATGGTGGGAGTGGGGTAGGTGCGGAATCCGTTGCGCCCATCAGGGACGGCCTCGCGCTGTGAGAAAGCCAGGCCCCCGACGATCGGCCGCTCCTTGGGATCCGCCACCGAGAGCAGGAGGTCGAGCAGGATCGGCTCGAACCCCATGTCCGCGTCGAGCATGAACAGCCACTGAGCGTCGCTCTTGAGCACTTGCTGGCAGAGCGAGTTCCGCGCGTCGGGGATGCCCATGATCGGGGCCCTGACAGACACCCAGTGCCGGATCCGGCCCTCGTGGGCCATGTCGTAGCCGAAGAGGTCGAAGAGCGACTTCTGGAAGGTGGCTGCAGTGTCGTTCCCATGCAGGTAGCCCATCAGGACGTCGTGCTTCGGCCCATTCACCACGAGCTGGCCGACTCCGGCTGAGGGGTGCGCCGGATGTACCCACGCTTCTGCCCGGGTGCGGCAACGGCACGCTCGACCGGTGCATCGTCGGGTGTGGTGGGCGGTCCGTCGGAGTGGAACACGTCTGGCGTGTCCACGAAGTGCGCGGGCCACCGCTTCACCAAGGGGTCCTCTGCTGCCCACGCCTGTCCCTTGAAGACCCGGTAGGGCAGTCCATTGTCGAGTTGGAGCAGGGCGCCGTCGCGCGCAAACACAATGTCTTTCGCCAAAGAGATTCCCTCCTCTGAGAGTCCCCCAAAGGGCGCCCGCCCGAAGGCGGACGCCCCGAGAGGGGGGGGCTAGACTGGCGGCCGCCCGTCCGGGGGGAAGGGCGGCTTTGGTAGCGGAGCGGGGAAGTTGGCCACGAGAGGGTCAGCCTCCGTTGGACAGGACCCGGAAGGGGTTGCTGTCCAAGGCGTTGTGGCCGTATCGGCTCCAGGCCAGCCACGCGCGCTGACCAGTGGGACGGCCGGTCGTGGGATCGAACAGGTGCTGCACCTGCTCGACCACCATCCCCGCTCGCTGCACGATCAGGAACTTCGAGAAGTCTCCGAGCACGCAGTACTGGGTGACGGTGGTGGTCGCCGTGCTGTAGGTCGGCGCGTAGTCCGAGAGGACCACTGGCCGGCTCACCAGCTTGTCGACGCCCTGCGCGGTCAGGTCCTGGGTGAAGTCAGAGAGCGCCAGGTTGTTGCCGAACGCTCGGATGACCGACTCGGTCGTCACGTTCATGACCCAGCTCGACCGCTGCCGGAACAGCTCACCGAGAGAGCTCCAGCAATCGCGGATGTCGATCGCCCCGAGGGTCCCCAGGGTGGTCAGCGTGACCTCCTTGCCCGAGGTGCCGTTGGCGCAGTTGCCACCGGAGGCCTTGAGCGCGGTGAAGATCCCGGTCGGGTAGCTGCTTCCAGAACCGGTCATGGTGCTCTGGGCGAGCAGGTTGATGTACCCCTGCTCCAAAAGGCCGGCCATCTCCTCGGCGAAGCCGGGGTAGTCCTCCCCGATCTCGAAGGAGTAGGGGATGAACCCATCCGCCCGGTAGACCGGGATGGTGGGCTGGGCCAGGGTCGGGGTCTTGTCAGCGACAACGCTCGCTTCCTGGGTGATCTCGAAGGTCAGGCCGGTGGAAGTGACGCCCTTCCACTGATCGGTCGTGATCGTGACCACCTTTGAGATGGCCATGATCGGAGCGTCGAGCGCTCCTGAGGTCAGGACGATGGTTGGGTCGATCAGGACCGGGACGCCGTACCCGCCTGCGGACATGGTGCCCTCAGACGCAGCGCGCCGCTCCAGCTCGCGGTAGGCCGAGATGGCTCGGGCCTCGTCAGGCTCGAAGACCGTGTCTCCGCCGAGGCCCTTCATGAAGGCCCGGTGGTAGGCGTCGGACTCAGTGATGATCGCCCGCTGGGCGATGTAGTCCGAGTCCAGGTTGGCCGACTTGCCCGCTCGGAGCAGCCGGTCGAATTCGTCCATCTGCCGAGACGAGAAGCGGTAGCGCTTCTCCGACTCCTCGACGATCTTGAGCGCCGCGTCCCGCCGTTCGCTGCGAGCCTCGGGGCGTGCGTCCCTGAGGTCGATCTCGAAGGGGTTGCGACTGTTGTGCTGCGCCGGCGCGCTGAACCCGTCAGTGCGTCCGGTCGCAGCTCCCTGGAGGGCCGCCACCTTCTGGGCACGCTCTTCCAGCTGGCGCAGCTCCGGCAGCGCCGTGTCGGCCTCGGCCAGCACTTCCTTGAAGCGCTTCTCCTCGTCCTCGGTCAGGGCCGGAGCCTTCTTGTCGGCTGCGATCTTGTCGTCCGCGGCATCCGCCTCGAACTTGGTCTGCTTGTCGGTGAGACCACGCATCTCGGCCTGAAGGGCCAGAACGCGCTTCCTCATCTCCTCGAGAGTCATGGCTTGAACTCCATAAGCGGGTGTCGCTCGGCTTGACGCGCGAGCATTCCTGCGGCCCTGGAGCCACCACTGGTCGGCTCATCGGGTTCGGTCGCCGGGTCGGCTGCGCCAGCACGGCTGCGCGCGGCCTCAATCGCCTTGTCGACGTAGCTGAGGCTCGACCGCTTTGCGAGTTGCAGAGCGAACCTCGGGTCCTTGAGCAAGTGCTCGATGAATTCATCGGTGCCCGACCTGACTCCTGCCGTGGCGCTGGAGCTGGCCGGGAAGGTGACAGGCCCGAACTCGTAGACGCGGGCCTCATTGACCGACCTACGCGGCAGGCTGTCGGGGTTGTCCTGGGTCGGCCGAGGCTTCATATCCCAGGTGTCGTCGGTGGCCGAGAAGGCCATCGAGGCGCCCAGCATCGACCCGGACCGCTTGCCATTCATCAGGCGTCCTTCCAGGAGAGGAAGGACCTGGTCGCGGTTGTAGTCCGTGTCCAGGAGGGGCACGCCGTATTCGGCTCCCTCGCCAGACCCATCGAGGGTCTCGATCGGCCCAAGCGGCTTGTCGCCGATCGACGGGTCGAAGCCGTGGTTGAAGCACACGCGCATCTGCGAGCGGTGCTGGGCGATGGTGTTGTCGAACGCCCCGGGCATGATCCGCTCCATGAACGAGCCCTCGAACATGGAATCGACCCGGTACCACTTCAGGTACTTGGAGAAGTGGCCGTGAAGCTCGGTGCCGTCGCCGTCGGCTTGGGCCCGGAGCTCCACTGCCCAGGGCATGAAGGCATCGCGGATCTCGCGGCCGAGCGCGGGGGCTGCCGACTTCAGCTCCGGGACATCCTTCTTGGCGTCCTTGAGGTGCGCGGCCAGGTGGTCGTAGACGCCCTGGACGTCGGCTTCTGGAATCACCGTGCCGCCGCGGCCACCGTTGAGCACACCGATCCCAGCCGAGCAGGCGCTGGTGTTGGCGGCGCCCACCTTCCCATCGCTCACGTCGTGGTGAGGGAACTTGTAGGCGGACTTGGTATCCGGGTCCGCCTTGGGATCGACCCAGGCGTACTCCTGCTTGTAGAGGGCCTCGCCATCGTCGTTCGGCAGCGCCTTCTCGGCGGCCGGGCCATCCCAGGAGCCGGTGTCGGTCGCGGTGTGGTGGACCGCGATGGCTGAGCGAAGTTTGAGTTTCACACTGGTTCCTCATCGGCAGCGGGAGCTTTGATGCCCTTGCCCTTGATCGGGACCGGGGCGATGGGTATGGTGTCGTCCTCGGCGTCCTTGGCCTTGATGGGCTGCATCTGCACCGAGATCAGACCGGTGTGCTCGAGGTAGGACCAGTCGCCGGTCCTCACCGCCAGCACAGCGGTATCAGGCACGAAGCCCGAGTTGATGAGGTTCAGCAGGGTCGCTGAGTCGGCCTGCCGAACCTCGGCGGCGTCCTGCATGTCGGCCTGGAGAAAGGATGTCTCCCGGTCGTCGTACCAGAGCTCCACTCCGGCCTGGAGCGGGCCCAGGAGGGTCTGCAGCGCCCCACAGGCAGAGCGCCAGTTGGGCCGGATGATCCGGTCGGAGAAGTTCCTGCGAGCCGAGGCGTAGTTGCCGGCGTTGAGCGCCGACCCTTTCAGCCCCTCCGAGATTCCCATCAAGGATGGTGGGACGCCGGCCGCCGCGGCGATCCGCGTCTCGCCGGCGGACTGGACCGCGTCCATGGCCAGGTCGGAGAAGTTGGAGCCGACCACCTTGGCATCGACGCCGGCGCCGAGGTAGAGGCTCTTGAAGCCGGACTGAGGACCGGTGTGGCGGCCCTCGACCTTCTCCATGAACCGCCGCAGCGCGTCCTCGCCGATCGGCTGGGTGAAGGAGAAGACGATGTTCGGTGTCGCCGCGTTGGCCAGGAAAGCGTGCTTGTAGTCGCTGAGGTCCATGTCGGCAACCACGTCCGGGAGCAGGCTACCGAGCCAGGAGAGTCCCCTGAACTCGTGGTTCGGATCCGGCTGCGGCCGGTAGTGAGCCACCTCGTCCGGCATGAAGGTTGCGACCGTGTGCTTGGAGCGGTCCTCGACGATGTACCCCAGCAGCACCTTGCCATAGGGCTTGCCGGTGATGACGTCGTCGACGTCGCCGGTCACGATCTTCACGCACGGCGGATCGAGTCGGGTCAGGCGTTCACCGGAGTTGACCCAGTACGAATTGCCGAAGAGCGAGCCGTCGACCTCCATCCGAGAGAAGAGGTCGGAGGTCGTGCCCTGCGGCCAGGGGGTCTGGAGCAACGAGAGGGTCTGGTCGGTGTAGAGAGGCCCGACCTGTCCCTTGAGTCGGCGGCGATAGGCCAGGCGAACGTCGGAGAAGACCAGCTGGCGGGCCATGATGCAGGCGGCGACGATGGGATTGCGCTGCGCCATCAGCGCCGTCATCTCGACGATGTTTCCGCCCGGGATGACGTAGGAGACGCCGTTGTAGCCGAACTGCTCCCACAGTCGGAGGTAGTCCGGCATCGAGAGTTGGTTACCGGTGGCCCTCACCTCGGACCGGCGCCGGATCAGATCAGCCAGCAAGTCTCAACTCCAAGGCCACGCCGATCGCCAGCAGCCCGATTCCCAGCGAGAGCAAGCCGACCCAGGGCTGCCACCACGCCAGAGCTCCCGAGACCACCAATACTCCGAGTCCCTGCAGCAGAGTTGCCGCATGGGCTCGAAGCTTTTTGATCTGGTTACCCCGTAAACACCCAGACGTCCTTGGCCTGAGCCGCCTTGTCGAACGCCATGGTTAGAGCGACGAGAGGGGAGATGTCCGCGGCGCCAGTCCGGGACCAGGTCCAGGTGTCGAGGATCACCCGCTTGCTCGCCGCCGCCCGCGCCTGGTCCAGCGCTGTCGAGCGCAGGATCTGCACCGTCCGGTCGGCGACGGCGTCATAGATCCGGGCACACGCTTTGGCCATGTCGGGCGCCTGGTACTCGATGCACATCACGCCTTCGAGTTCGATCTCGGACTTGAAGAGCGCCGCCGGGCCCTTGGCGTCGATGACCACCCGCGGGTAACCACCCTTGGACCACTTGAGCGCCAGCTCGATTGCTCGCTTGGATCCCGCTACGGGGGAGAGGCCAGTTTCGACCAGCTCGCACTTCCCGGTCGTGTCAGCCACCGCGATCGACGCTGAGGATCTCTCAGGGTTGACGTCGAGCGCGAAGGTGACGGCGGAGCGGTCTAGGTCGCCCTTCTCGGGCCACTCGTCCACGCAGACCAGGTTCCAGAGCCCAGGAGGGATGACCGCCTCTTCGGATGAGGTCCATTGGTTGAGCATCATTCGTCGGAAGAGCGACTCCGTCGAGGTGGCTCGGATCTCGGAGATCTTCTTCTCGGTGATCGTGTGCCCGAGCGCCGGCATGCACGACCACCAGGTCTTGGGATCGTCGATGTCGGCCTCGTCCGGGGCCGACCACTCGAAGTAGGCGATTCCTTCGCGGTCGCCTGCCGCCACGGCGGCGCGGCCCATCTCGACCTGACGGCGCAGATAGACCGAGCCCTCGTCTCCCGCGGTGGAGATGACCCAGGTCTGAGTGGACGGTCGGGTGATGAGGGATGGGATAAGGGCCTGCTCGCGCCGATCGTCGGCATCGTCGAAGGCCTCGTCGAAGACGACCATGTCGTAAGTGCGCCCGTGGCCAGAGCTGGCGCTCGAGGCAACTACATCAATCTGGCTGCCGTTCTTCCACAGTACCCGCTCGTCGCCAACCCCGCGGTAGATGTTGAACAAGAGCGACCTCATCCGAGACCGCTCAATGATCGGCGCCTGCTCCTGGATCAGCTTCTTCCTGGCGGCGTTTCCGTCCTGGGCCGTGTACCCGACGTGCTGGGCCTCCGTCCACGCCGTCGCTCGCCAGCACTCGACCCCCATGATCAGGGTGGTCTTTCCGTTCTGGCGCGGGACTAGGACGATCACCTTGCTGTACGCGAGGCTTCCGTCGGGCAGCAGCTCGAGGGACACGTCCGCGACCAGTCTCTGCCACGGGGTCAAGGGCCTTCCGAGGAGTCGCGCGACGTTGGCGACCTCTTCCCCGCGAGTTGGCCGCATGGGGGACCTGGCCGTCGCCCACCTTGGCGAGCACGAGGTCGAGGACGGCTTGCGCCTCGTCAATACCGCGGTCATCCGTCCCCTTCCTAATCTCGATCTCGGCCCCGCGGTACTCCATCCAGATGCCCGGGCCCGCGCCGGCATCGACCAGGACGGCCAGGCTCAACAGGATTTGGACCTTGGCCGAGTCGGAGGGCCGCAAAGCACCCTGCGCTCGCAGCGCGGCGACCGTCTCCTCCGCCGCTGCTCGGTTGGGGCCCACCGTCGCGTCACGCGAGTTCAATGGATGGTGCCCACCCCGAGTTTTTCCAGCTATAAATAATTTGACCCACCCGGTCGACTAGGGACATCCGAGATCCGTCTAGACCTGGCCCCCTTACCAACGGATGACTTTTCTCTCTCGCTCTCTAGTAGTAGTTCCATGCCGAGCGTCATACCAATCTTCGATCAAGCCAACGAATCTAGCGGACATGGCCCCTTGTTTGCCGATTCGCTTGCACTCATCTTCACCAGGGTCAACCACAACCACACGGTGGCGAGGAAAGGTGTCGGTCATCGCCTCGGCGTTGGCATTGCTCGAGGTGATCCAGATTCGAGGCGCCCTGATCTCACCACGGCGCGCCCTGACCAACAGTTGGTTGCGTTCGTCCTGAACTGCCTCGTCGTAGAAGCCGGCGGTTAGTTGATCTCGCGTATGTCCGTGTGTCAATGCGATTGTCTCGTAATCAATCACGAAGTCAGTGGTTCGGGTATTGGTTTGCAGGTAGTCGTACAGCAGTCCGGGAAGTGGTGGACCGACAACCAGGATGACTTCAGTCTTGGATCGCAACCACCGACTCATCGCTGAGTGGTCAACCCGATCGCCGTTGCACGGTTGGCAGGTAGCGCGAAGGTTCGATGGATCTAGCCACGAGCCACCCATTCGCCAAGGGATGATGTGATCACAGTCCGTTGCGGTGACCGTGCATTTCGGTCCGCGAACCTGGCATATCCAGGCGTCACGATCTAGGACTGCCTTGCGAATCTTGCGCCAGGCTGGGTGACGGTACGGGGTTGCGTACATCCGCACCTCGCGCCTCATCCATCACGAAAGGCGTTACACGCAATGTTGGTTGCTGGGGCAAAGGTCTTCAGGCTGCCGTAGGCTTGAAGTTTGGCGATCCCATGACCACCTATCGTGACCAAGAACACGTCGCCGCCTTTATTCCACTCCAAAGCAGTAGTCCCCTCCGTGTCGGCCACGATCGCCTTGATCTGCGACGCGAGCTTGCTGGGCTTGCCCAACTTAGCCCTGGCGTCGCTAGTTGGTTGCCCAATCTTGAGCGAGCACCAAGCGACTTCGATCGAGGGATGATGATGTTTGGACTTCGCGGCGACCGGAGCAACCATTGCCAGGAACGCTATCGCCCCAAGAACTATGGCCGCTAGAACCTTCCTGCTCATCGCTCAGGCATCCTGGTCAACAGAATGCCTGCGACTGCGAGGCTGGCGTGAGCGCTGGCCATCGACGCCTCACGAATCTTTTGCTCCAAGCGGCCGGCACTCTTCGACTGCTTCAGCCAGTGATCGGCCTGAGAGAGATGAAACTCGATCTCTTGCTCAGGCGTCATCGCCTCAGCTTCCTTGGACTTGCTCCCGAACATTGGCCTTCCTCCGTTTCCGAGAGGCCAGGGTCTTGCAGCTGTCCGAGCAGTAGATCCGCGTGCGGCGAATCGCCTCGAAGAGCTGTCCGCAGTAGCGGCACCTCCCGATGAGCTTGGTTTCGTTGATCTCAAGCACGGTCGGAAGTTTACGCTTAGGGCGGCTTTAGAGCCAACAAAAGTCAGTGGGTTGTTACTGGTGGTAGGTTGGGTTGATGGCTCGCCGGCAGATTCTTCGTCTCGTTCGAGGGCATTTTCCTTACTCCTCTGAGTGGTGAGCGATGATCGACAGCCACGGATTTCCCAAGGTTTGGGAGTGGTGAAACTCGACTGGTCGAATTCCCGTTCGCCTGAACACGACTGGCAGGCTAAGCTGGTCTTGGTAGCTCCAGCAGATGATCTCGCTCCACCACTCACGGCAGAGATCCGCGACTCGCTGGTTGCGACGTCTGACCAGAGTGCCAGCTGCCCAAAGGCCCCAGTGGGCGGGATGGCCTTCGGTCCGATAGTTGTCGACCTGCTCTCGCATCGACTGGCCGACGTACTTCTGGAGGGTCAGGCTGATCTCGAGTTCGTCGTAGATGCAGTCTCGGTCAGGATGGCGGTACTGCGCCCACGAGGAATCACCCAGCTGTTCAACCGCCTCACGGGCGAAGTGGGGTGACCGCACTAGGTGCGAGCCATCGACCCAAATGGTGATGTCGTATTCGGGCAAGACCAGGTGGGGCAGTACCTTGTAGCGCTTGGCTACCATCCGCGGGTGGATGTTGGGCTTGGGAACGATCTTCCGGACCTGCCAGCCTAGATCTGGCTGGTCGCGGTCAGAGAAGCAGATCCAGTCCACGCTCTCGTCGTCGGGATGAGGCTTGAGATCGTCGTAGCCGCCGACGATGGCCGTGTAGACGGCGACTTTCGCTCGGGGGACGATTCTAGCCGCACCATCCTCTGTCAAACTAAGTTCGCTTGTCAAGCGGTGGTGGCCGCCAGGCGCCGAGATACCACCCGTTGATGCTCCGGCGGCGCAGCCGGAATGACCAGCTCGGCGACGAGCTTGGCAGTCCCGAAATCGACCCCTAGTCGAAGAGCCATGGCGAGCGCGCACTGCTCCAAGGCTTCGCGAAGAGGGGAGAGGTGGGATCGAACCGATTTGGCTGCATCGATCTCGGAGAACACCTCATCCGTCCACTGGCAGGGACAGTTGACCGTCCACTGGACGGGCATCTCTGACTCAGCCACGACGACGGCTATCGTTTGAGGGCTGTGTTCGCGGTGCCGAGTCAGGTAAGCCTCGTTCCAGTCCGCCGGGAATTGACTGTTCAGCTTCTTGCCGACCTCATACCCGTCGGCCATCTCTAGCCTCAGCTGCCCGGCCATTCGCCAGAAGGGGTTCTTAACTTCAGCCAAGGCTCGAGCGCAGTCCGACCACTCGACCACGATGTCGTAGTGCCGATCGGGCTCACCTGAGCCTGACCTGGAACCACCCCAGCTGGCGATCTTCACCGTCGCTCCGCTGAGAGGGTGAGTGACGTCGGCTGAGTAGCGGAGAAACGATCTGCAGGCGTGGAAGGCGCATCTACACCTGCGCGGATGGTCTTCATTCATCGCCGAAGATCCCGTGTGGGTCGATTTCGGCTCGGCAGCCATCGCAGAGCGGGATCCTGACTGCGTGGCCGCAGCGCTCGCCCTCAGGAAGGGCTGGATCTGTACCGGGACAAGGCGCCCATCCCTTAGGCAGCTGCGGCTTGACCACCCGCTTTGGCTTGCGGAGGAATTTGGCCTTGGTCACTCGCTCATCTCGTTGATCGTGATTCGCCAGTGGGGTGACTCGTTCCAGCCGCCCCGCCAAGCGCTACGGCGAAATCCGGTTCGGAGCAGGCTTGGCAGCGCAGCTTTCCGTCTTCGCCCAATGTCCAGTCGCTGGCCTCAGCCGCCTCAACAGCGGAGTCGGTGTCGCCCCAGGCAGAGAAGTCGCCGTCGTCATCTACGGCTCCGCAGTCGTCACAGACGGCTTGGTAGTAGGTGACTTCCTGAACGCTCACTCCCGATCCTCCCTAGTGGGCATGGCTAGGCTCCCCTCAAAAGCGTGGATTCTTCATAGCCCCAGCCCCAGGAGTCCCAGCCGAGACGGGGTTGACGAGCGAATAGCTCTACATAGGGGCCGGGGCTGACGCGCTCTACTAGGTCATAGAAGGCCGGGGGTTTGACGCTGTGCGCACCACGGGGCCACTCAAACCACGACGTCTCCACTCGTTCACCGTTCGTCCTTTTCCCTCTGGCGTGGCTCGCCGGGCCGATCCGCTGGCCCACGATGACAAACTCGGTCGTGGTGGCGAACATCCCTCCCGGGCCTTGCCCTGCAGCGGGTTTGCACCACGTCAGGACTTGGCGCGGTGTGAACGCCCACTCACGGCAGATCCCGAACGCAGATTCAAGATAGCGGCTAGTCGTCCACAGGAACAGATAGCCCTCAGGCTTTGCCAAGTCGGACACCCGCAGATCGGAAATCTCGTCCTCCGTCATCCATGCATAAGGCAGCGGACGGCGCCGCTTCCGTTCGTCGCCAGCCCATCCGGGCCAGCCCTCGCGGTATGGCCACGGTGGATCAGCCACGATGGTTGAGTAGGGCGGATTCAACCCTTCCCAGCTAGTGGGCATGGCTAGGCTCCTCCGGACTCGGCTTCACGAGACCAGCGACACGCACCGCCTCCTCGTTGCCAGCCCAAGCGATTATGGCCCGCAGCCGCCCGACCTCGGCCCTCAGCCCGGCTATCTCGGCCACACTGTAGGTGTCAACCTCGCGGTGTTCCGTCTCTGGCCGTCCGTAGGCCAAGAGAATGCGCGGGTCGTTCTCAGCGGGGGTCGCTTTCACTTCTCCTCCTTGTAGGGCTTCCCCTCAAGAGCCGCCCCGGGGGCTACGGTGTGCATATTCCGTCCTTGATCCAGCCGTGCCACTCAGGCGATGAGTCGATCGATGGGTTGACGGTGATCCTAGGCGCAGTCCCGGTCACGGTCCAACGCTCGCCCTGCCAAATGCCGCCCTCTTTCCGAAGCGACGCCCGATCCGTGGTCTGCCACCCGCCCGCGCCATCGGGGAGCACGATGAACCACGACTCAATCCCGTCAACATCGTCGTCAGGCACCCGCCACATGAGGCCCCAGAACTCGGGACGCCGCCAGTAGTCGTCTGGAAGCGCAGCCCATTCCGGCCCGTTGCGGTCGATGATCCGAAGCTCAGTCGGCACCGTTCTCCTCCTTGTAGGGCTTCCCCTCAAGAGCCGCCCCGGGATGGGCTTTGGCTATGTGCGAGGCGACGATGGCCTCGGCGTCCTCTCGGTTGTAGTCGAAGGCCGTCACTCCCTTGCGGCAGATCGGGCACTTGCCATGCCAGCAGGGCGCGGGATGGACCGGATTCGAGCAGCGCCAGCTACCCACGGGGCTTCCCCTCAAGAGCCGCCAGGGCGCTACGAAGGTTGTTGGCTGCGGTGAGGCCGCCCAGGGGCATCCTGACGGGTCCGCGATCCATCACGGCGTCTAGGACTCGCGCCGCCTCCGCCGCCGCGCTCAGCCGCTCGATCTCGGTGTCGGGGTCCGCGTAGTCGCTCATCACCAAGGCTCGGGTCATCCTCTCTCCTCTCGGGGGACCGGGGAGAAAGTCTCGGGTAGCTCCGTCTCCAGCAGTTCGTTGAGCAGCCATTTGCCTCGCAACTCCATCTCGTGGCTCCAAGCGATGGCATGGTGGGGCTGGCAGTAGTGCCGCCCTTCAACTGTGTCCACACCGCGCTCGGGACAGTCGCGCCAGTCACAGTGGTCGTACTCCGCGATCGTCTCTGCCACTAGCCTCTCTCCTCTAGCTCTCTGGATGGATCAGGGGTGATACCCAAGGCTTCGGCGCGTCTAATCAGGCCGCGTATCGCGTCCTCGGGTCGCTCTTCAGCCATCGCCAGCGACACCAATTCGTCTCCAAACACCAAGTTGCTCCGCCATGCGGCAGTCCAAAGCAGGCGTTCCCTGAGCGGAAGATCCTTCCGTCCATCCAGGCGTTCGTGGCAACCCAGCCCATAGCTCGGATGGGCAGAACAGAGATGAGCGCACAAACCTGACCAGCTCGCCCACGGCTCGGCTACGAGATTTCGTCTGCCGAGAAGATGGGCGACCTGCAGCGGCCGACTGTCCTTCCCACACCCTTCGCACAAACCGCAAGCCCTAGCTTTTACGATCTCCGCTTGGCTGCGCTGCCAGGAGGCCCAGCGCTTCTTTACTGGCCCCAATTTGGGTAGGGGCTTGCGCTGAGTCAAGCTCACAGCGGTCCCACCCCAAGCCCACGGCAAATCTGCGTGCCGAGCCAGCCCCGCCAGCCCGGGATCGTCTCCGTCTTGTCAGCCCACTCGGTATCAAGGTCGGTGAAGTAGAGGCTGATCTCCCCGCGCGAGTCCTCGACCTTCAGGGGCGGCTTGAAGCGGCCCGTCTCCTTGTCCTTCGCAGCCGGGCGGAGTCGAGCGGCCATCAACCCTTCCCCGCTGGCAGTGCCAGCAGTTTGTCGGGCATGTGGCCGCCGACGTCGTTGTGCCGGATCCAAACCAAGGCCGTCCCTTCCCCTTGTTGGGTTTGCTGATGAAAAGGTGGTGAATGCTGCTGGTCGATCGCCGCGCTAGCTCTGCTTGATCACCTCGTACTCGTCGGGCGTTTTCTGAAAGGTCCAGGCGATCGCCTGGTGGCAGGTCTGCGTGTCCGGAGGGACGCGCAGCAGGTAGTTGCGGAACACCCCATCCGGCTCAGGTGAGGAGTTGACGACCTCAACCATCACGAGCGGCTCGTCCTCCGTGAGCCGGATGCGCAGCAATCGCCGTGGCTTGCCGACCCCGTCGACGTCCTGGTGCAGGACCTCGGGATTCGCAGCCGACATCAGGCGATCCGGACCGAAACGTTCGATCATCACGCGCCGAATCTCGGCGTTTCGCTCCTGGAGGATTTCGGCAGGCTTGAGCGTCTCCGGAGACTCGATGATCTGTTGGGTCACGCGGACCCCGTGCCAGGCCCAGAGGCCATATCCGTCCCGGTACCCGAGAGCGGGCCCGTCGCCGGCATGCAGGCGCCCCTGGCCGTCGCGAAACAGTCGTGACGGCCTGTCGGTGAGCACCACCGCGCCGTGCATCGGCCACCACCAGCCGAGGGCCTTGGCGGCGTCTTCTGTAGCGGTCAGCTTGGTAGCCAGCGATTCCTCGAGCTTGGCGCCGCCCAGGACCGCTGCGCGGTACCAGGCGAGTCCGTATGCCTCCCACCAGGAGGACATCTCAAACCGGAGCTGGCCCCCGGGCTGGCCCCCGAGGTCCCGGAGCTGGTCCCAGAGCTGGCCCCCGAGCTGGCCCTGGTCCCAGAGCTGGCCCCGGAGCTGGTCCCGGAGCTGGCCCCGGAGCTGGTCCCAGAGCTGGCCCCGGAGCTGGTCCCAGAGCTGGCCCTGGTCCCGGAGCTGGCCCCCGAGCTGGTCCCAGAGCTGGTCCCCGAGCTGGTCCCAGAGCTGGCCCCAGAGCTGGTCCCGGAGCTGGTCCCAGAGCTGGCCCAGGTCCCGGCCCTGGTCCCAGAGCTGGCCCCGGAGCTGGTCCCCGAGCTGGTCCCGGAGCTGGCCCCGGAGCTGGTCCCAGAGCTGGCCCCGGAGCTGGCCCCCGAGCTGGCCCTGGTCCCGGAGCTGGCCCCCGAGCTGGTCCCAGAGCTGGCCCCAGAGCTGGCCCCGGAGCTGGTCCCGGAGCTGGTCCCAGAGCTGGCCCTGGTCCCGGAGCTGGCCCCCGAGCTGGTCCCAGAGCTGGTCCCAGAGCTGGTCCCAGAGCTGGTCCCGGAGCTGGCCTTTGTTCTTTGCGAGCTGGTTGATGGCGGCTGCCCCAAGGCAGCCGCCGAGAGGCGAACTCATCCAGATTCGCAGCACCGGGGCCGGTAGGCCGTGGGCTGCATAGAGCCGGTCCACGGCCCGTTCGGCCGTGGACCGGTCCGCCTCCTCGGTGGACAGCCCAACGGCCATCCAGTCATCCCGCAGGCGGGTGATGTCCTCCCAGACGGGCTTGGGGAAGCTGGCGATGACCATCAGTCGACGACGCGCCGAGGCAGCTCGCGGGGCTGGTACTCCTGCTGGATGGTGACCTTATAGACCCCACGATCAAGGGCCAGAGAGCCGTGCTCCTGGTGGTCGATCGTGGTCGCCCGCATGATCCTCAGGAAGACCTCGTGGGCCTCCGTCTCGACCATCTCTCCGTCGGCCACGGCCACCGAGTGGTGGTGGCCGGTCGCCTCGCCGTAGGCCAAGATCAGACGTCCTTGGCGCGGGGCCTGGAAGGTTCCCTTAGGCAACGTGCGCCGGCGCACCCGCTCGACGAGAACGTCCCCCTGGCGCAAGGCCTGTCCGACTTTCATCTGTGTCATGCCGTCCTCCTTTGAGCCCTTCTGGGCTTCAACACGCGCTCGTAGTAGCTATGGGCTTGTGCCTTGAATGCGGGGCGCCCTGTTGTGCCCATCTATGAGATTGCCGTTCTGGTCCTGCACCACCGGCACAATCACGCCGAACTGCTCGATGCTGGCCCGAAGCGCAGCCTCAATCTCCGGCGCCAGGGGCGGGAAGAGTTGAGTGCTCACGCCGTAAATCCAGCGAAGTCCGCTGCCGTGACCCGCGCCGGCTCCCCGCCGCGTTCTGCAGCCGTCAGCGGGGTCGGGTGCCGGTAGACCGGAGCGGCCTCTTCCTCGAGCTGAGCGAACCGCTCTAGCGTCGATCCGCTCCGCAAGCTGTCCGTGAGATCGGTCTTGTGGTGCTCTACAAACCACGGATCGCGCATGATCCCAACCGCCGCCCGGATCACCCGCGCCTCTTCGTAGCCCTGAGCCAACCGAGCGTGAACGTGCTTCCGGCGCTCTGGGGTCAGCATCGTGCTGGCACTCCGCTTCGTGCCCTTCAAGAAGGCAGCGAACACCCGGTCAACGCCCTCGGCGTAAGGGTCGATCTTTGGGGTAGCTTTAGCTACCCTTTCTCTGGGTACGGGATTGGGATTGGGATTGGGTATACCCGTCGCGCGAGAGACGGGCTTGTGACTTTCCGTGACCGTCACGCCTCCGTCACCGTGACCGTCACGCGACAGGCGATCGCGCCACGCCTGGGTCCGTTCTTTGGATGACTCCGGCAGGTAATCCGGGTAGTCGTGGACCAAGTACCCGCCGTCGGTCCGGTCCCACAGTCCCGCGTCGGCCAGTTGAGTGATCGCTCGACGGTTGACGCTCTGCGCGACCGCCAGGCCCTCGGCCTCCAGGATGGTCAGAAAGCCGGTCGTGCTGCGCCCTAGACGAGAATGGGTGACAGAGGCCGCGTGAAGCCATCGAGCCGCCGGGGGGACCGACAGCACCTTCGGGTTCTTGTGGTACTGGTCATCGAAGCGTGCCCAAGCCAAGGCCGTCCCCCTAGTGTTTATCTGCTGAAATTCCGGGAGCCGTCCACTCCCAAAGGCAAAGACGGCTGTCACCGCGGCTCACCAAATTCCGCCTCGCGGTCAGCGTCCATCTGGCGTTCTAGCTCGTCTTCTGCGTCACGTCGCAGCTGCCCGTCATATTCCCCGTGGGTGTCTGTCCAGATCGGGGTCCACGGAAAGGCTTGGACCGCAGCCCGCCCTAGCGGGTAGTCGCGGGCGATACGCTCTATGGCGGCGTCTAGCTCGGGGCTGCGTGGCCCTTCTCTCATGCCTGTGCCGCCTGTTGCGCGAGGTAGAGCTTGAAGAATTCAGCGACCGCGTGGACTCGATCTTCGGGCATGGTTCGCAAGGTGTCGATGCCCGTATCGGCAAGGACCCAGACCTTCTTTGAGTTGAAAGAAAGGGCGCTTTCCAGCTTCCCGACCCCAAACGCCTCTAGCCGGATGTTGGAGGTGACCTTCTTCCAGACAGAGGCGATGTATTCCACATCCCCAAGTGCGGGATCAGGCATTTCTGGCGGGGGAGGGGCGTCATGCGCGTCGGCAAACTCCGCCTCGCGGGCAACGTATTCCTCGATCGTCCCGTCGATCGGCTTCAGCCCGCAGCTCTGATACATGGTGCAAGAGATGAAGGGTCCGCGCGTGCCGTTGCGCTGCACCAGCTTGCCCGTGCAACCCGGCTGCGTGCAGGGGACATCGCTGTATCGACTGGGCGCAGGAGGAGGAGGGGGAGAGACGGGCTGCCAGTCTGCCGAAGGCCGGGATGGAGCGGTCTGCACCGTCCGCTCATCCGGCTCTTCGTCCTTCATCCAGAGGTCGATGGCGACGCCAAAGTTCATCGCGGCGTTGCGGATCGCGTCACCGATGAGTTGCTTTTCGGGGTTGAAGGCTCCCGGTAGCACGTCGCCGTATCCGAGCTTGCCCACCCCGTTGACGGTCAGTTTGATCCACAGACCGATCGGGACGTCCTCGGCACGGCGCGACTCCATGCGCTTCCTTCCGTTTTCGTACACCGGGACCTCATAGTCCCCGGTGAAGCGGACAAAGACAGGAAGGCCCGACGCCTCTGCGGCCACCGGCTCCCAGGTCCAGGTCGGGTCCACTTTCAGCAGGCGGTCGCGGACTCTGGCGTGGGAAACGTAGTCGAGCATCGCGCCGCCCGCGCCTTTGCGTTGCTCGATCTCGCTGCCCGAGAAGGGCTTGCGGAGCTCGTCCCAGACAGTGAGCTCAGCTGTTTTGCCATTGCCGGTTGCGGTCGGCTTGACCGCTGTCTCAGTTGCCATCCATGTCCCTCCTTTGCCGGAAGATCAGGCGCAAATCGCCCACGACGCCCTTTCCTCCGTAGATCCGTTGCTCGTATTCACTCCACACGCCATTGCAATGGAACGCGATCTGCCGCAACATCAACGGGAAGACGTGCCAGCCGCCGCACCCCACCTCCTTGGCGGGACGCTCGCGATTCAGCCGGCCATTGATCGCCTTCCAGTCAGATGAGGA